CTTGGAATATTTGAACTCCATTTAGTGTAACATTACCAATCATTGTTACGCCATTGAATTTTGATAAATTTGCGCCCCATTGTTTCTTAAATAACGCTGTGACATATCTCTTTAAGTAAATGTCATTATAAACATCTGTATATACTGTTGGGTCTAATTTTCTATAACACTCGATAACCATATATTCACCAACTGTTAAATCATTTTTCCAATCTTGGTCAATATATAATCTATTATCGTGTTGATTAAATCTTAATGGTTTTTCACCAACCAATATGTGATCTAAAAAATCTAAATGTCTTAATACAACATCATAGTTAATTATAGATGTTGAAGAAAAATCGTAAAGGTCATTTAATCTTAATTGGTATCTTACATCAAACAGATTTAGATTACCTTTATTAGAATATGGAAAGATATTAATAACAGAAATTACACTTTCAGGTACAACGATAAAACCATTGCCTTCTTTCCAAGTAGTAGTGACTGAATTTTTAGTAACTGATTCTGAAGTATCAGCGTTTATTCTATCGTAATCTGCTTGTGTGTATTGATACTTTAAATATGTTCTACGAATACCGTCATAGTGATATTGCGCAAAATATTGTAACGCTTCATCAATTCTATCTTCTAATTGGTCATCATCAGCATTGATTTCAATAACTGGTTTACCTAATGCTCTTAAAGCGTATTGTTTTAAAGTTTCTCTACTTGATGGTGTTGCCATACTATCCCTCTATTTTCTACTATTTATAAGAATAGTAGAGTATTAACCAAGTGCAACAGCCTGTGCAAGAGCGAATGCAGTGGACGCTTTTGTATTCAATTGTGTTTGAATAGCACTTGTAACACCATTCAAAAATTGAAATTCAGTATTTGATACTGATCCATCACCCATATTAGCAGCATTCAAACCTGTGATAGTATTTGAATTACCATCAATAGATTTATTTTCTAATGTTTGTGACGCAGTAAGTAATGCGATTGAAGCAGTATCAGATAAATCAGTAGAAGCAATAGTAATATCACTTGTTCCATCAAAAGATACTCCTGCGATTGTTCTACTTGTTTGTAAAGCCGTAGCAGTACTTGCATTTCCAGTTACATCTCCAGTAACATTTCCAGTAAGATCACCTGTAACATTTCCAGTTACATCTCCAGTAACATTTCCAGTAACATCTCCAGTAACATTTCCAGTAAGATCACCTGTAACATTTCCAGTTACATCTCCAGTAACATCTCCTGTAATATCACCTGTAACATTTCCCTCTAAATCTGCAACTATTGTTCCTTTTGTAATTACTAAATCACCTGTGTCAGATGCAGTGGCTGTTGTAGTTCCTAGTGTAAATTTGTCTGCTGATTCGTCCCAAGCTATAATTGCGTTATCACCTGTAGAACCTCTTTCTATAATAATACCAGCATCGTTTGAATTTGTTGAAGCGCCTGAATTTAACTCCATCAAATTATCAGTTAAAACTGTGTTTGTAGAATTTACTGTAGTTGTTGTACCTGTTACAGTTAAGTTTCCTGTAATAGTAGTATTACCTCTTAACGTTGTTGCTCCTGAAACATCTAACAATGTTGAAGGAGTTGTTGTTCCAATACCAACGTTTCCGTCTTCGTCAATAACCATTACATCACCACCGGAATCAGCATTAGTAGAATTTACTTCTATTATATTATTTGCATATCCACCTGCTACAGCTAAGGCTGCCCTAGTAGCGCTAAGTTGACCAACATTAATTCTGGCACCCATATCTGTTCCAGTAGCAATTTTAGTTAGACCACCTTCCTGATTAAATACCACCTCTCCACCAACAACTCTAAACCATTCTGAACCACTAGCTGCTTTAACAGCAAAACTACCAGCATTCGTACCGTCACCTCCTATTTCAAACATTCGAGTTAAGCTTGATGATGCGTTGATTCCTACTTTATTATTTACGCTATCAATACTTAAAATGCCAGAGTCAAATTCTACATCACCAGTTATCGTTGCACCATTAGTTACAGATAAATTTCCAGTAACTGTTAATCCATCATCTACAGTTATTAGTGTAGAATCTGAAGATGATATTGTTGAACCTGAAATTTGTATTACAGAATTTTGTATCGCATTTGTTCCATTACCTAAAAGAATTGAATTAGATGTTAAAGTTTCTGCACCAGTACCACCGTGAATAACACCGACTACTTCACCTGATTGATATTCTGCAAGACCTGTGGCGGTTCCACTTGCATTAAAGACTGTTCGTATAGGTACTTTTTCTGTTGCCATATAAAATATTCCTTATAAAAAAAATAATGTTGTCCCTGCTGTTGTTCCTACTTGCGTTCCGTTTGACAATGTGAAGTTTGCTACAACTGCCTCTGGATCCGCTCTAAAATCTAATCTTGTATTAATTGTATTTAGTCCACCAGATTTACTATAGAATGGAACTGATCTTACAGGATCACCAGTTTCACCTGTTAATGCAAGTTCTCTATTAACACCAGCAGTAATTTCTACGTTAGAGTTAAGAGGTAAAGTTGCACCTGCAGCGGAAATAACTATTTGTCCTGTTCCGTCAGATGATATTGTAGAACCACCTAAATTAATCGTGTTACCTGCTAGATATAATTCATTCCATCTTTTAGTTGGAGAACCTAAATCATAAGTTTCTGTAGTGTCTGGAATAATATCTTGGTCAATAGCTGATAAGTCAACATTTGTACTATTAAAGTTTGCGATAGTAACAATACTACCTCCACTTCTCATAAAGACTTTTTTGTCAGCTATATTTACAGCAACTTCTCCATCAGCCAAATCACTTGTTGTTGGTACTGATGAAGCAGTATTACTTCTTTTCAGTTTAATAACTGCAGGCACTATTTTCTCCTATTTAATAATTAATAAGTTCCGCCGTCAATTTCTGTAACTGTTACAAAACCTGAAGTTACATCAAAGTTAGCAGTACTAAATGACGCCACACCTAAATTAGCACTTCCTGAAGATGCAGCTGCTGTCGCTGTTTCTGCAGTAATTGTTAAAGTGTTTGTAGCGATAGCAGTTTGTATACCTTCACCATTTGCAATAGTTAAAGTTTCACCTAAAGCAATTGCATCTGATGATGAATCACTTCCCGCAATTGTAATCGTACTATTCGCTAATTTAGCGTTTGTAACATTACCATCTGTAATTTTAGATGTAATAATTGCGTTATCAATAATTTGATTTGTTCCAATACCATCTGCTTTAACTCTTAATGCATCTGAAGATATTTCGATTGTACTATCATCAACTGCAACATCTAAAGTATTACCAGTTTTTGTTAAAGCGTCACCAGCTGAAATTTGGCCAGCACCAGAGAATTGAGCAACTGTAATATCAGTTGTTCCTAGTGTTGGTGTACCATTGTGTGTAAATACATAACCATTATCAGCGTTTGTATTACCTTCTTCAACAAATACAAAAGCACCACCTGTGATTTCTATAGCTTCATCACCGTCTGGTGTTCTTGTTAATACATATGCACTTGAACCGTCACCTACTGTTGTAACTCTATATAAACCATTTTGAACAGCTGATGTTTGATCTTTTAATAATATTCTATCGTTTGTTGATGGTGTTTGACCGTCAATAGATAATGCACCGTTTGAACCCGCAGTAATTGTTCCTGCACCATTAGCATATGTTCCAGCAATATTTGTAGTAGAAGCGTATCTAACAGATGCTTTTACATCTAAACCGTTTGCAACACTATCTACATATGCTTTTGTAGCAGCGTCTTGGTCAGAACTAGGATCAACAACATTTGTAATTCTACTTGAACTTACATCTACTACACCAGAACCTTTTGGACTAATTACTAAATCAATATTTGTATCATCACCAGTAGTAGCAATTTGAACTGCGTTTCCTGTCGCAGAGTTAGTAATTTCTAACTCATTTACTGCATTTGTAGTCGTTTGTAATAAAATTAACTCATTACCGTTTGCATCAGCAATAAAACCACCGTCAGCAAATTTAGGTGCTGTAAGTGTTTTATTCGTTAATGTTTCTGTACCAGTAACAGTAGCAAAACCTGAATTTGTATTATCATAATTTGATAAATCGTTATCAACAACTAAATCAATAGTACCATCAGCGTCTTGGTATGTTGCTGTGATAAGCGTTTCAGTATTAGAACTGAACATCGCACCAGTAATATCTTGTACTCTTTCAGCATTTAATGTTACATCACCTGATGTTACTGTAAAGTCAGTTGCATCAAATGAAGCGATACCTTTATTAGTATCAGAAGCATCTTCAGCAGAAATTGTAACAATATCACCTGATAAAGAAGTATCTATACCTTCTCCACCTAAAATTTGTAATGTATCGTTTTGTGTTATAGTTGACGTTGTTGAACTATCATCAGAGATAGTAAACGTTGTCATCTGATTAGCGTTTTGAGAATCTACATAAGCTTTAATCGCTTTAGCAGATGCAAGAGTATCATCACTAGCAGAAACTGTTGCTAAATCTGTATCAACAACACCTGTAGCAAAATCAGCAACTTCAATATTTGATATTGAGTTACCTGTACCGTTAGCGTCAAATGTTTTGTTTGTTAACGTTTGAGAACCATCTGTAGTTACAACTGTACTATCAATATCAAATGTAACTCTGTTATCTGTAATTGTAGATGTTAAACCTGTTCCACCAGAAAATCTTAAAATTTGACCTGTAACAAATGTATCCTGTGTAGAACTATCATCTTCTAAAGTAAATGTGCCAGATGGGACAGCAGAAAATGATAAGTTACCAGAACCGTCAACTGTTAAAAATTGACCGTTAGTGAATGAACCAGGAAGTGTGTAAGTAACATCTGAAGTAACACTATTAGGTGCTTTTAAGGCAACAAAATGAGCACCATTATTGGTTCCTTCATTGAATTTAATTGTTCCACCTACTGTTGTTGAATTACCAACAAGTAATGTATCTATTGCATTATTTGAATCTGTTATTATTGCAGATGAAGCAGTAAGTGTTCCTGGAGTATGATCTAATTTTTCTGTAAAATATACACCACCAATAACTTCTATATTAGCGGCTACTCCGTTTGTTTCAGTACCAGTTCCTATATAAAGGCGATCACCACCTGTACCAGAAAAATATGAATAGGCCAGTTCCCCTTGGGCTAGTTCTGACGGCGATCCTGAGGTTCCTGATCGTTTAATTTGTAATATTGTTGCCATTTGTTAAAATCCCCTAAAAGTTTCCACCACTAAATCTTAATAAAGATCCTTCGGTAGTTTTTAATTCATTTGTTGTTGTAAACTTTTTTGTATCAGCATCATATTGAATCAAAGCGCCATCACTTAATGAACTTGTATCCACATCACTTAAAGCTTTAAAAGATTGAGAACCTACTGAACTAGGTACAGTTACAGATACATTTTGAGGACCTGCAGATGTATTTGAATTAATTTTTGCTCTAATAGCCATAAATCTCTCTCTCTTAAAGTATATTTATAATAACTATTTATTAAAGATTATGTAGTAACAGATGGACTAACTGTAATAATTCCCTCAATAACTCTAGTAATTGTACTATCAACAGTCTTTAGAATTTCAATATCATAAACATATCTCGCTGGAGCATCTAATAGACTTGTTTGATCAGCAGTTAAAGAAAGAGTTATTACTCCTGTCGTAGGAGTAGAAATCGCAGTAGAAAAAGAGGTTCTTGTTCTTGTAGAAGCGTAACCTTGTGATAGTTTTGCTGTCGCAGTATATCCTGTTAAATCAAACGCACTACCATCACTGTTTGTAACAGTAACATCTGTTGTAAAAGTAGCACCTTGATCTATTCGTAGATTAGCTCTTGCTGCCATTGTATTGTTCTAATCCTTTTTTAATCTTTTCATTATAATGATTAGTCAATACTTCAATCTTTTCTAACTCTATTTCGTGTCTTACTTTAGAAGTTTGAATTTCTTGTCTAGCAACAATAGTGTTTCTAACATCTACTGGTAATTTACTTATTTCGTATTGTTTACCATCTATTGTTATTAAGTCTTGTTTTACTTGTTCAGTCATAATTAATTCACCTATAGTTATTTAGTTATATTTATTAATTTATTTTTATATGATTTTGAAAAAACCCAGGTAATCCTAAGTATGGTCTTTTATCAAACTTGTTTGTTAGCGCAAACGGACCATTTTTATGATTATAATGTAGAAATACTTGACCACATATATTACCCTCAAATGGTTCTCGCCAATGTTCTAAATCACAACCACTATATATCAACATATCTCCAGGTTTCAAATCTATCTTTATACCTGTTTTATTTTCTTCACCAGAGGGTTCTAAATAGATTGACCATTCATCGCCACCTAAATTCATTGTAGTTGAAATCTCACAACTAGGTCTATCTTTATGTCTTTTTAATTCAGCGCCTTTTTCATATAATCTCGTATAAGAATATGTCGGGACTAAATCTAATCCTGTTTGTTCTTTCATTTTAGATAATACTTTAATTAATAATGTTTCCATCACAGGATCACTATAACAACAATATGAGTTTGGTATTTGACTATCCCCTAGTGTTCCTAACCAGTCATTAGGTAACTCACCTGATTCAATCATATATTTTACAGCATCTCGTTTTAATAATAGATAATTAAAACAGAAGTTTGCTACTTCAGGTGAAATTGCGTTTTTAATTACTTGATATTTTTTTTCTTTAAAAGTATCACTCATATTACTTAAAAGGTGGTCCACTAAACCAACACACTAAAGACTTTCTTGTTCCTTTTGTTACTTCTTCTACTTTATGTTCAATAAATGAAGCAAAAAATACAGCGTGTCCTTTTTTAAGTTTATATTCACCCTTTTCATTAAATTTAAATCCACCACCCTCATATTCATCAGGATCAGATAACATACACGTCATAGATATTTTTCTAACACTAGGTTCAGAACTTCCCTCAAAATGACAATCTGCGTGCCAGTTATAAAATCCACCTTTTGAATATTCTGTGTATTGAGCTTCTTCACCTATTGTGATACCTTCAAAACCAAAATTATTTCTATTGATTGAATGAACTGTTTGATCTAATATATCATACATAGGTCCGCATTTATCAAAAGGTAACCATGCAATTTTTGAATCTCTAACTTTATAAATTTGTTTTGAACCAGCACCTGTATTAACTTTTGCTTGTTCTGCTTGTATTGATTGACCTGATTTAATTATAAAATCACACTGTTCAGGTGTAAATATAGGAAATTTAGTAAAAGTAATCCAACTTTTCCAGATAGGTTCTTTATAGATTCTTACTATAGGCATCACTTGCTTTCATTATATAATATATATAAAGTTTTTAATTAACGAGCTGTTGCTGGGTTATCTCCCACTAAAGGTTCTTCAGCAAATGCCATGTAGATGTATGTATTACCACTAGCATTCCAAGAAGCACTTGTTGACCTCATTTTAAAACCATTACTTAAATAATCCATATAGTAAGCTGTATCTGTAACTTCTTCATTTCCACTACTAGGATATAATCTTTTACTAACTACATTAAATGGGTCTCTTTTATTATCATTCATATTCCAATGTTGTGATATTGAAATATTTTTTATAATTACAAACGCTGGCTTAAAGCCTGTGTACACGAAGATCCCGTCCGTATTTGAGTTACCAACATAGGATCCAAACTTGGAATATCCCTTCTTTTCTGCGAAGCAGTAGGCTATGTAATTTTGACTTGATTGATTCCATAAATCTGAATTAGTACCACCTGCACCACCTGTTATTATCGAAGAAGTATATTGAGATTGTCTTAATCCACCACCACCAAAACTTGAATAAGAAACTTGTGCATTAGTATTAAATTCTAAAACATTATCTGTTGATAAATTTTTATGTGTAATCCACCAAGCACCAACATAATCTAATGGTCTCATTATAACCATGCTAGGAATTACACCTAAACCATGACCTATAGTTGCTGTATTTGTTCCGTCACCTGTATATTTAACAATACTAAATCCACTTGTAGTATTGGCACTAACAGTAGAAGTTATATCTCCTTGTGTGTTTGATGCAGTTGTATTAGAAGCTAACCAGTTCCAACTAACATATTCGGTAGATGATTGATTAAATTTCCCATTATCTCCACCAATAGTATATCCATCAGTATCAAATGAAGTTATAGTATTTGTTTCAGTTCCTTCAACAGTAGTATCATTAGGTCTTATTGTTTTAGTTACACCTCTAACTATATCTATTATTGCATGGTCTTGTGTACTATAAGTACCACTTCTAGCTTTAGTCCAAACCATATCTGATTGAAAATTAATTCCTGTAATAGCTTGTGTAGACGCATTACCACTATAAAGTTTAGTATTAAAATAATCTGATGGTTTTTTAATTGTAGTATAAGCCATTATGTATTTAATCCTTTGGTTGATAAGGCAGTATAACCTGTTGGTACATCATATTCAAATATTCCATTACCAGATGCGTTAGTTCCTGCACTAGATACTGCTGTAGTTGAAAAATATCCATTACCAAAATTTGTTTCCCAAATTGAACTAGCAGAAGAATTATTACCTGCAAAAAATGGTAATATAAATTCATTATCATAAGTAGAGGTTAAATTTATTGATGAACCAGAAGAAAGTAATGTTCCATTTTTGTAAAATTTAACAGTTTTAGTTGCACTATCTAAATCTAAAGCAACACCTAAAATATCTCCATTTACTAATGCTTCTGCTGTTGATGCAGTATAAGTTCCATCAACATATCTATCTCCATTTATGTGTTGACAAATAACTCCTGTTTGATTTTGTGGAGAAGTATCCAAATCTATATTTGGTCTACATATTCCATAAAATAAATTTGCATTATTACCAGAATTTACTTTAGCTTCCCAAAAATATTTTCCTGTCATTCCACCAATAGTTCCTTGACTAGCCATCCAAGCTCCAGGATAAGTAGCTTTATTATTTCCGTTTGAATAAGTAATTGCTGATGACGTATAATTTAATGGATTTAATGTAGCAAAAACATTTGAAGGATTATCTTCAGTATTAGTTAATGTACCACCTGCAACTGTCCAGTTATTACTATTACCAGATTGGTCAGTAACACTATTACCATCTTCTAAAATAAAGAAACCATTAGTTCCATAAGTTACACTTACTTCTGTTTTAATTTTCCAAACTCCATTAGCATCAAATTCTCCAAAGTCAGATGCTTGGTATTGTGTTCCATCTATGAAATGAAAGTGTGACATTGAGCCATTAAATAAATAATTATCAGTAGAACCATATCTAAAGTTACCTATAGTTTGTACTTTATTTTCATTCAAAAATAATTGATAATTTTGTGATGGATAAGTTTCAGGAGAAAGTGATGTTTCTTGTACTCCATTAATATAAAATTTAACTCTATTAGATGATGTCGCTTGTGTAGTATCAATAGCTAATAC